TCATAGCGTTCTTTTGCCCCGGCCTGTCAATACGTGCGTTAGCCTGTAGGTAAGTTTCTACGCTAGTAACTGGTGCATACCAAATGATTGTATTCGCAGCTGTTAAAGTTAAGCCGTGTGAAGCGGCTTGTGGTTGAATAATTAAAACTCTTGGGTCTTCTTCGGTTTGGAACTTAGTAATTCTTTCTGATCTTTTGTTTAGCGATACCCCACCATTGATAACCGCGCAGGTAATGTTGTTCTTCTCTAACTGAGCTTTAAGTAATTCTATTGTGTGCGTGAACGGCACAAAGATAAGAACTTTGTGGGAAGACTCTTCAATTGCTTCTAGTATTACTTTAATACGGTTAGATACATCAAACTCAATAACTTCTTTCTCATCTGAGTAAACCGCACCGCCAGATATCTGTAGCAGTTTGTTTAGGTTAGTCGCGGCGTTTACAGCAGATACTTGCTCTCCTCCGGCTTCCATAACCATTTGTTTCTTTAACTTAGCGTAATATTTTTTCTGCTGTGGAGTAAGCGGTGCATCTCGTTCTACATACGTTACGTCTGGTAAGTCTAAACATTGATCTTTCTCAAAACGTATAGCAGGTTGCAATACTTTATGCACTACATCCTTTGCATTAGACTTAGGTATCCACTTGAACTGAGATATCTTGTACATCACCTGATCTCTAAACTGCCCAAAGTATTTTGGTGTTTTATCAGGGTTGACTAGCTTCGCTAAACCAAAAGCATCTACAGGTGATTGAGCCGCTGGAGTACCAGTAAGCATCCATAACCATTCTGGTTTAGTGGTTATACGTTTAAGTATCTTCCAACGATTGGTTTGTGGGTTCTTGTAGGCATTGGCCTCATCGACAACGATTAGATCAAAACCACCTTTCTTTATCTCGTCTTCGACTACAGCTACGCCGTCAAAGTTAATAATGACGAACTCAGACCCAGCATTAATTATTTTCTTACGTGTATCAGCTGCACCATGAGCCACACTACAACTACGGTGCATAGCAAACTTAAACAAGTCTTCTTGCCACGCAGATTTCATAATTGATAGGGGGCAAATGACTAGCACTCGCTTAATAACCCCAAGTTTCATCAAGTAATCAGCGCTCCATATAACTGATGCTGTCTTACCTGTACCTTGCTCGTTAAAGCAAAAGGCTTTCTTGTTGAGTGTTAAAAATGAAGATGTATCACGTTGATGGTTGTAAGGTTGAAACTTACCTGTCCATTCGTAATCTCGTTTGATCGGTGATGGCACGTTTTGTACACGCAACTTCGCCAACTCTTGGGACTCTTGAAAGCCCCACTTAATCGCTATATTAAAAATATCCCCCTCCTGACTAATTACCTTGCTGTTTTCAATTCGCTCTGTTACTAACTCTGGACGCCTTGTGCGTATTAAAAGAGCCTTATCGTTTATTATTTCCACGTTGTTTTCGCTCCTTTGGACTAGTCTCTGATACCAAACCCTTTTTAGAGTTTCGATCAAAGCTACGATTAGCACTGGAGCTAGTAACCCTAGTACCGTCTTTGTTCGTACCACCTTTAGATATAGCCTTGTTATGTGCTACATCTTTTTTATCGCCTTTCTTTACTGACCCGTTCTTCAGGGCTTTACGCCTTGCTTTGTTACGCATCGCTCGGTTCTTCTTTTGCTCTTCAGTGCCTTGATATGTCTCGTATTCCTTTTTGTAGTTACGTTTTTTCCTCATGGCGATGTCCTTATCTAGTGTTATGCTCACATGATATCACAGGACAGAATCTACATAGAGGGCCAGTAACTGCATTCCATACGGCACTTTGCTCAGCGTTATCTAGCCTATCTAGGCTATCTTCAAATGTATTTAAGTACTTATCCATATGTTCTCTGTAATGATTTTTCTTAATTACATCCCCGCTTACTACAAATATAAGAGCAGACTTGATTGTATCTAACTGGGGGAAATGTACAAACAACCCACCTGCAACCAAGTCTAACTGTTTAGTATCCGCGTACCTTGCATTCTTGCTCGTTTTATAATCAATCGAGTAAGCTGTACTACCATTTATTATCACTACATCAGCAATACCACGCCACCAAACGTCTTTACCTAAGAACTTACAGGGTTCATACCCATCACCAACCCGTTTAAGTCCCATCTTCATTTCTGTGTGCTTCTCACCCTCTTGCTTAGCTATCCGCTCTACTACCTTACGCACGTAAGCAAACTTCTCAGGTATTTCAACACCGTCTTTTACATAGTCTTCACAGGCTTTATGTACTTCCTGCCCGTATATCGTTGCTTCGTTACCAGAATCTTTTACATCCTTTAGTACTTTTAAGTGGTAATACTTCTTTGGGCATTGTTCAAACGTTTTGATAGAGGAATACGACCATGCAGTTGACATACTTAACCTTATGACTATTAACCATATTTAGTTATATCATATATTCATGTCATTGTGTGGTCGCAAGACGTACCTTATTTTTCCGACTCCTCAATTAATTTCTCTAGGTAGTGCATAGCTTTCTTTAAGTCCTCAACGCCGTTCTTATCCCAACATCGAGCAACATACTTGATGATATTGCCACGAAGAAAACCTTTAAACTCCTCCTCGGACATCCAAGATTTCATAGCTTTCCAAGGCTGTAGCCCCATGTTCATGTAGTGATCTCCACCAATTTGTTTCCTATCAGCTTTTTGTGTGTAAGTGTGGTCGTAAGACGTACCTACTGAGTGCAATAAAGAATCGTAAACTGTCTTTCCATCAAAATCATCTTCCGTCATTGTTTGTTTTCCTTTTGTTTATGGCATATCAGGCCAATAATAATTTCCCTTGGCTCTGTTTATCTCTGGTGCAAGTAATTGTAAGTTAACCCATGTGTGCAATCCGCATACTTTCTTAGACCTAAGCGGTACGATATGGTCTACATGAAACCCAAACTCTCGCGCTTTTACGTATATCAAATCCACCTTATCTCGTTCTTGTTCAAACCACGTAGGAGTAGCTTTTATTTTTTGCGCTTTTCTTTTAACGTTGTAGGCGGCAAACAGTTCTTTGTTTGCCTCTTGGTATCTTTTAGACCTCGTTTTTATTTTCTCTTTGTTTTCTTGGCGGTACTTTTTCTTACGCTCTTTTTGCAGTTCTATGGTTTGAGTGTAGCGCATGCGTTCACGAACTTTTTTTTTCTCTTTGTTTGCCTCGTAGTACTTTCTTTCCATCGCTTTTATTTTCGTTTTGTTTTGCGCTCGGTATCTTTTAGACGTCGCGTTTATTTTCTCTTTGTTTGCTTCGTAGTACTTTTTGCTATACTCTTTGCGTTCCTCCTCGGTCATAATAACTGCCCCCCTGATTTAAGTAAGTCTCCACCAAATACGTGCGTACCTGTATGGTCTAACTTAATGCTTGGATGTGCGTATATCTTCCCGCCATGTTTTCGCCACAACTCGCAGAAGTGGTAGTCCTCAGATAGCAATGCACCTGTACCATCAATGCTTGTATCAAAGAACTGGTGTGTGACAGGGTGTATGTACTCACCGTTTGAATCTCTAAACGATGTCCGTCTGTACGTAGGCACATGATCTTTGAGCTTCTCAAGTACACTGCGTTTAATTAGCATGAAGCCTGTACCACCATGTCGCACCTCAATAACACCCGACTCATCTACTTCTGCATGATCCCCTTGTGCGCCCATCATGTTAAATACAAACGAACCACTGTAGTCAGCCAAGTTATCTTTACCTTCTCTCGCGGCTCTAGCTACTGAGTCCCATGCAATCTCTTTCTTTGAGTACACGCCACACACTACATCTTTCTCTGCTAGTAGTAGCGCAGGTATAGCTCCAGCTGGGAACGTTATGTCTGCATCAATGAACATCAAGTAATCTGCATCACGTTCGAGGAACATCCTAGCCAAGTCATTACGCCCACGAGTTATTAGACTCTCGTTAGTAAGCGTAGCTATATAGGTTTCACATTGCAGTTCAGTTAGCGTTTTCCATGCACCCAGTAAACTAAGTGAGTAGCCCCCTGTACACATCCCCCC